GACCCAGCCGTATGAACGGGATACATGATTCCCGCACCGCCGCCTGAACCGCCGTCTAGTCCGTCACGATTGGAACCGTCAGATGTGGAGGCACCGCCACCACCCCCTCCGACCGCTGTGACGCTCAAAGCAACAGAGTTGGAACCGTTATTTCCTACGTCGGGCGTGCCAGATGCGTCGCCGCCTGCACCCGTAGTGATTGTGTACGTTCCCGCTGAAACAGCGGTGGTGCCTGTTTTCACAGCCCCCGCACCACCACCACCACCCGCCGAGTTCGACGTAGGACCGCCTCCTGAACCGCCGCCTGCGACGATCAGATAATCCACATCAGCCGCACCAGCAGACACAAAGAACTTGCCTGAACCACGGAACGTATGAACCCGATACGTCGTACCAGAATCCTCATACTGCGTGATGATCCCACCAAACGCCGTCATGCCAGCAGCACCGAACAGGCCACCATTCAGCCAAGTAGACACAGCCGTCGAAGGCCACGCCTTAGGCGTGTCGTGCCGTCCCCGCCAGTTGGATATGGCGGTAGACGGGTTGGTGCGATCCTGGCGGAACATGTGCTAGGCGGTGATGCGGTTGACGTAACCGTTGATGTTGATGACATTCGTTGTTCCAGCAAACGCCCTGACAATCAGGCCATTCTGCAACAATGTCCCTGGGCACACCAAAACCCAGCCTGCCTCAGCAGTAATCGTGACCTCAGACAGATCATCAGGTGAAGCAACGCCGCCGTACTCGATGGTGAGCTTCACATCAGACCCAGACGTGTTGCACGCATACAACCAGATTTCGTCCAGGTCAGAAGTGCCCGCTATCGCCGTATGAATCAGCGTTCCCGCCGTCGCCGTAGCAGCAACCTTGACGTTTCTGCCATCGGCAGGGGTTCCGCTGAGAACATGCTTGGAATATGTTGCCATTATCTTTCCTTAGTTGAAGACGGTGTTGTTCAAAATGAGTTGTGCATCATTGGTCGTTACGGAAATAGCGGGCGTTGTCCCACCAGACGACACAATCGGGGCTGTCCCAGTAACCGCCGTGACCGTCCCCTGCGGTGCCGCAGCCGTAATATCCGAAATCAACGCCTTCTTCGTGGCGTTGGAATCGTTCGTGTCAGCGATCAGGACATAATCGGCGGTCGTTGCCGTAGCCACCGTGCTGTTGTTGACATCCGCGATCAACGTCACATTGCCGCTCGTCGCACCCCCCGACAGGGAACTGTTCGCCGCAGTCGTAATCCCCGAAATGTCACCAGTCGTCGGTGCAGCCCAGATCAGACCCGTCGCCTCGCCCGAGTCGGCAGTCAACACATAAGTATCGGTGCCAACCCCCAAACGGACAATCGTGTTGTCAGCCGAAGCGGCCAACAGGTCGCCCTGAGCGTCCACCAAACTGTCCTGAACCAACCCAGGGGACGAGTTGACGAACGACTCAATGTCGGTGAAGTTCGTGTTCACGTCGGCGGCGACAATCGTGGTGCCCGCCGCAAACGTGTTAGTTACCGCCAGGGTCGCCATTTATCGCATCCTTCTCGCCACATAGGTGTACGCCAAAGCGTTGATTTCCCATGTGCTATTAGTGGACGGCCCGTTGACTTTCATACTTACTGACCTCGCTGTCCCAAGAGTTGGCAGTCTTTTCACGTCAGCGACCAGATTCGACGCAATCGCATCCCACGCCGCGTAATAGTCAGAATCAGGATCCGCGTCATCCCACTTCGCGGTATCCCACACCGACGTTGATGTACGACCCGTGACGTTCACATCGAACGACATGGCCTGTTCGGCCTTGTCATAGTTTTTGTAAACCTGGACGGGCATCGTGATGGATGACTCGGCCAAGGTGACCATGCGGGGTTTCCCCCACCGTTTCTTCACAATCGGGTTGCGGCCCGTCACCCAACGGGTCACAAAATACGACACAATGTGCGTTTCCGTTGACCCCGTGTACCTGTCCGACGTGCGATTCTGCTCATCTTCCAGGTCAATCACCGAACCCGTCGTAGCGACGCATCCCGCCAGCACCTTGGGGCGCCCCGACGGTGGTCGAAACGCCGTCATCGGTCCCGCATCAATATCTGACGTGACCCAAGCGCCGCCCTGACCCAACGTCGGATCAAAGATCAGGGTGCGACGGGTCGTCGCGCCGTCCTCTGTCCAATCGACAGATGCGTACAGTTTGTTGTTACCCCACGCGAGCTGCGGAGGGGCCGTGAACGTGATACGCCCATCGCGTATCGCAGGATCCAACTTGTCGAACAGGTAAAAGAACTGTTCCCTGTTATACAGGTACACGCCGTCTTCACCGTTCCAGAAATAGCACCCGTTGGGTGCAACCGCAGGAGTGGACAGCGGAACCATCCCGACTTCCTGAGTGATCGTCTGAACCTGAAACGAATCAGAATCAAACCCCGTTATCGCAAACACACCGTTCGTTTTGAACACCAACAGGCGGTCACCGAACGGTGCCAATCCTGTGATGAACCCGCCGCTTTCACCAATGTCGATGTCGGCGTAGTCGTCTGCTGCCCACTTCTCAGCCTGGTTGGCTTGCGACCAGCGAACCCGAGACTTGTAGGCGGTAGCTGACTCGTAGGTGTTTGCGGTGAACGCAAAGTTGTTCCAAAAAGCCACATACTGGGCTTGCGGAAAGTTGCCGTCCGTTCCATCCAACGTGGTGCCCAGGTCCGCAGCCGTAGTACCATTCCACCTGAACGACGGCTTGTCATACGACACCCCGTAAGAAATGTTGTTCATCGTGATGCCGTACACCCGAGAACCTGCCGTACGGGCCGTGATCCCCGTCAAATCAGTAAAGTTGCCGCTCGCAGAATGGGCAACCTTCGTGTCATAGTTGACCATCACCGCCGAGTTGGACACAATGTCAGGGTAAAACCCCCACAAACCCTGAACATCAGCGGACAACGCCGTCGGGTTCCTGCGGTCCACACCGTCGCGCATCTTGATCCCGCCACGCGGATCAACAGTCACATTCAACAAATCAGGCGACTCGTCGCCCGACAGGTTGAACTGATCGGACCTCAGATTCAATCCCCCCGAAAACGAATCCAGGGTTTCCAGCGAAAACTGGCGTTGCGCGCTACGAACCACCAGCTACTCCCAAGAGTAACGTAAACGGTTTGGCAAAATCACCTGTGACCGCCACCGCGACGCATTGCGACTGTTCAAAACCACAGGTTGCGGTGCAGGCATGTCGTCATAACGGTCGCTGAGATTATTCAACTCCTGGTAGAAGATCGACAGGTACTGCTGCGCCATCAACGGGTCTTCCTGCTGCTCGTAAGCGCGAGCAATCCCGTAAGTAGCAACCACGACATGGAACGGATCAGGCAGATCCGACGGTTCGACCGCATCGGCTACACCAGCTCCGAAAGCCGCAGGGTTCGCATAGCCACGAATGTAGATTGTCTCAACTGATGTCGGTGTCGGATACAAGCGAACCGACTCCGCCCAGAAAGACCACCACCAGGGAGAACCTGTCCCGTTGACGTTCAACGGGTACACGACATCGCCCTCGTCGCGGCCCACAAACGACACGACATGATTATCGGTACGCAACGATGCGATTTCACGCAACCCGTTGGTGACCCCCGTACCGACCGCCGCCAAGGTGTAATCCTTCTGCGACGCAACAGTGTCGAACGTGGATGCCTTCTCAAAGAAAGGCCACCGCTTCTCCGTGTAAACAATCAGGTCGTAACCCTCACCGAGAAAACGGTTCAGGGTGTCGTCTGAAATGTCCGACGAGTCAATGTCCACCACAGAGCGGACATAGGAACGCATGGTGGAAATGTCCACCAGCTACTCCTTCGGAGTGTGAAAGATGCACAGGTCGCTGCCCGTAACGGGACGCCCCTTACAGGGCGCCCCGCTGCGAGTCAACGAACTGCACTTGACCGATTCTGGGACAACGGGTTCGCCGCCTATCGGATTGACTTGCTGGATGTTGCGGGAGAACCCCACGGTTTGAGGCCGTGGTGTCGAATCCCGAAAATGGTCGCCAGCAGGCTGCCCGTATGGGCGTGAGCCAACCTTGTAAACGTTAGCGAATTCTCGTCCCATCAGAATCAGGTGGCCGAGTGCATGAAACCCTGCCGTGCACGGTTGCTGCATGTGAGCTGGCCGTAGCACAGAAGCTGTGAGTACACAGCGTCCTGGTTGGTTGGGCGCACGAACGGTGTCGGCTTGAACCAGACATCGCTATGGGCAACCAACTGTAGGTACTTGGTGTTCAGGAACAGGAACTGACCAGACGCACAGGCATCATCGAAGGTCACGGGGCATCCCTTGAACAGCAGGTTCTGGAACCCACCGTCAGCCATGTCGGTATCCGTGTACCGAATCTGGCTCTCCAAGAGTGCCTCGTACTTCTCGTACAAAGCCTGCGTGGTGATGCCGATAGTCGGCTGGTCGTTACCAACCGAAATGGTGTTATATATGTTAGCCATGCTGGCTACAGTGATCGCACCACCCTGATCGACTTCAGTGGACTTCCAGAACGAGTTGCCTGAGCCAGTCGGGTCGATTCCACCAAGGCTCACGCCCGTTCCGCCGACAATGTTGCCTAGACCGTTCCAGTCCTTGCTGCTGTTGCCCGACCCGTCAGCCCAAAACATGGTGTTCATGTTCTCGATAACGGTTTCCTGCGTCTGGAAAATCTTGCCTTCCAGCAGATCAATGATCTGTGCCTCACCGTTATTCTTGGCTTCCTCGATGCCCGAAATGGTCACCGTGGCCGCATACTGCCCCCACGAATACTCAGCCGCGCTGATGCCCGTCTGTGCCGTCGTGGAAATAGTGTCAGTACCGCTGTACGAGCCAGCGGTTGAGTTCGTACCGTAAATGATCGGTACAACGATGGTCGCCCCACCACTAATCCGACGAATGGTCTGCCCATTCGTCAAAGCGTAGAACAACGGCCTTGCGCTGAAGATGTTATCTGTCAGCTTCGGGATGTAGTTCTTTAGCGTAGTGGAGAGAATCTCGTCAAAGTTAGCGTTACCCGCCATTTGAGTTTCTCCCTAAGAGGTTTATGTGGTCAGTTCTTGTTTCGCCATCGCAAAGGCTTCACGGATAGACATGGGCTTGCCCGCAGATTGGGAAACAACGCTTCCTTTTTGAGTTCCAGTCTTGGACTCAACCAGGGAAGCATCCCGCTTCGATTCTGTTACATCCTTGTCCGCCTGAAGTTTCTCAGCGGTGGACGCAACGTCACCAAATCTCATGTGGGCGTAGGCCGCATCCAAGTTTGAGATTTGATTACGCAAAGCATGATTGAACAGCTCCTGCTCATCAAAATCCCCGTACCTGGATTTCAACCCCGCTACTTCTTTGTCAAGGGCGGTGCGTCGCCCAACCGCAGCCTGCTGCTCCATCTGGTGTTCGATCCGCGCAATCCGCTGCTCAGTCGGATCCAACTCATCCCAAGCTTCCTGCTGCTCATGGGTGGGTTGGGTATCCAAACCAAACGCGGACGACAACGCTGAGATCGTTCCAGAAGGATCCGCCTCCAACGCCTTAGCGATGGATTCGGCCTGCTGCAACCGTTGACGCTCAGATGCCAACTCCTGCGTCTTACGGGTGTAATCCGCCTGACGTTGGTATCCGTCCCGAAGCTCCGACAAGCTGACCTGCTGTTCCTCGCCGTCAACCTTGACGACATACGTTTCCGCAGGTTCCTGACTTACTTCGTCTGATGAAACCTCTGGGGTGTCCGCTGACGCGGGTTCCGTCGTTTCCATGTTTTCTTCTGGCACTATCGCCTCCTGGGAGTCCGAAAGGTTGCTCCTAGAAGGACATACACCGTGTCCCACCCGTTACAGGGAAGGCAACTCCAAGCCCATCTGGTTTTGCAACTGGGCTAACAACTCGGGCGGAACACCACCCGTCGGAGCAAACACAGGCTCCTGCGGAGGCAACGGCGGCATCTGCGGAGCCACACCAGCTTCCGCTTCAGCAACCGCCTCAGGTGGTGCCTGCTGCTGCTGCTGCATCATAAACCGTTCAGGATTCTTGATATCGAACCCCTCACGAAGAACGTGCATCGCCAACGCCGACGGGTCAATCACCGTGCCAACCAGAGGCGCAATAGCGTTCAGCAACGACACCGCCTGCTGCTTACGAATCGTGTCATTCATCGGCATGGTTGAACCACCCTCAACCGTGAAGTCGTACTCGCCCGCAATATCCTCACGGGTGTACTGATAGAAAATGTCTTCACCCTCACGACCCGTGATACGGGCCACCTGCTCCCCCGTCATGTACTGCTGCAACAGTTGAAGCACCCTGCGGGCAACAGCCGAAATAGCGATCTCGATGATCGCCAACTTGTCCGCTGCCCTGGCGTTCGCAGCATCAGCAATAATGGACGCCTCCGTCGCAGTACGACGAATCTCAGGCATCTGCCCGCGCGCATACTCGTTGACACCCGACACCGTGTTGATGTCCTGCTCAATAATGTTGGAATAGGCGTAAATCTCGGGAGACAACGGGGTTTGCGGCATCGGAATGACAACCTCCGACAAAGGCTTATTCTCATCAATCACAGGGACCAGACGGCCATCATCATCAGATTCCAGGGCTTCACGACCCTCAGGGCCAAAGCTGCGTTCGTGATACAGGTATTTGCGTCCGTACCGTTTACGGTCGTTCATCAACTGTGAACGGGTCTTGTCCAACTCCAACTGCAAAGGCTCAATCGACTCCAAATCCCCAATCGGGTAAAAGAAATCGGGAATGTCGTAGTTCCTCAACATCACAAACGGTTGACCATACGCATACGGCATCGGAGTCGGATCAGCCAGGAACTCGTCGCCATTCGCAGCGCACACCGACATCGTGTTGGACGCAATGTCGTAATACTCGTACAACGTGACACGCTCCACGTCATCCAAATACTCGGCACCATCATTGATCGGGTTATCCCAGGCGTTCCGAACCCCAGAGTCAGGACCAAGACGTTTCCGCACCGAAGCCTTGTAACGCTTATCTTTCTTCACCTCGGCCAGCGGGCGAATAATCTGCTGTGCGATCCACTGAATGTCCTCCATGCACGTTGCTTCAGGATCGACAAACACATCAAACGGTGAAACCCGCTCCACAAACGGCTGATCCTCAACAATCCTCATCGCCGTAGATGGAAGATTCGCAGCGATCTCCTCATCAGTTGGCAAATCGGCAGCAATAAACGGATCAGCAAACGCCGCCTGATCGACCTCCATCACCGACTGGGTATACAAATCGTCCAGCTCGCCATCGCCCAGCATCTGTTCCTGCTCAACAAAACGCCAACCAACCTTCAACCAGCCGTGGCCGAAGATGAGAAAATCTTTGACGGAGCGACGGAACGGCTTACGGAAATCGTAATGCCGCCACAAATAGTTGACAATCGCCTCAGACACAACCGCCGTTTCCGTATCCTCAGGATTGCTCGCCTGGACGACAATCTTCGGATGGTTCACCGCAACCGACGGTGCGATCACATTGATCGTCGAAAACGCCAGATTGACAGCGATCATGTCCTGATTGGCGATAGTGGTGGACGGCCAATGCTTGCCGCGATACAAGTCATTCAACCTGCGCCACGTCCTGTCATAGCCCTCATCGTCACGCCAACGACGCGCCAAATCCAGGCGCTGCTTGTACTGGTCGTGAATCTCCTGACGGGTCTTACGAGCCATCAGAAATACGCCTTATCAGGCAACCGTTCAATGTTACGCCCCTGAGACAACGCCTCAGATTCAACCTTGCGGCCCCGTTCCTCACGGGTCAAATGCTGCTCATCGACAGGCAACTGGGCGCGAAAAGCACGCTCCGTGTTGAAACGGATACCCGTCAGCTTCTGCCGCCACGACCAAAGATCAGCCAACTCCACATCACTTTGCGGACCCTTCAGATCCGTGACGTACTCGCAGAACTGCTCGTAGGACGCCTCCGCAGGGAGGACAGCCACGACTTACGGGCGCTTAGTATGCGGAGCTGCGTTATGCCCAGCCAGATCAGGCTGCGGCTTCGCAGGCTCAACCTTGCCCGTTTCACCATGCTGATTGAACGGCGTTTCACGCACACTGATCTGACCGTAGCCACCATCCTGGTTGGCGTACTTCGGGTCACTGAACCGCTGCTTCGGAGATTGCGGTGCCGCAGGCTCCCAAATCGGGTTAGCCACGACAGAACCACCGCGCTCCATCTTGTTGTTCTGACCCTTCGGCCCGTCAACAGTCTCGGTGCCGTTTGTAAAGGCAACGAACCTTGCCATCTGATACTCCTTATCGGGAATCCCTACTAGGACATTCGCCGTGTCCCACGCACATTGTGAATACCTATCTGCGTAGACCCAGACGCCCGCTCCGACGGGATTTGACGGCGAAACCAATCAACCGTCCAATAATCATCAACAGCAGGCGCAAACTCTGGTGCATGAGCATACTTTCGCATCTGATTCGCCAAAGCCAAAGCTATCACACGGTCATCATGCGGCGACCCCGACATCGACCCCCGCTCATTACGGACAAACGTCCGCAACTCCGCCAACGTATTATGATCCCGCAACTTCAACTCCGTGTTCTTCATAGCGGAACCCAACTCGTCAATCATCAACGGTTTCGTTGTCCGCGTCGTCTTCCACCCAAACTCCTGCGACACCTTAGAAGTCGCCTTATTCAACGCCCGACGACGAAACAGATTCGGATGCCCCAACTGACGCAACACAGTAATCGTCGTCAACCCATGATTATTCGACTCGACACACGTCAACGCATCCCGATACCACAACGACAACCTGTAAACCTCATGGGCCAGCTCATCAGGCGCAATATGCCCATGCCACACAGCGACCTGCTCACCCGTTTTCACACACAACACCTGGGCACACGAATAATCACCATGACCCAACCCCTCAGCCGTATCCACACCAATCACATACGCCGACATGGCGTCAGGATCCGACCACACCGTCAAACTCATGCCGCCCTCCACTCCACACTACGACCACTCGTAGAAGCCAACCAACCAGACCTACCCTCAAAACAACCCGACTCCAACTCACCCAACATATCCAAAT